CCAGACTATGATATCATGAGTGAGTTATCTACATTTGTAGTTAAAGGTTCTTCTCATCAAGCAGATGATGGTTGCACAGATGATTTAGTTGCATGTCTATTCATATTTGCATGGGCAGTTGACCAACAGTATTTTAAAGAATTAACTGATAATGATATACGAGAAAGAATGTATGCTGAACAAAAAGAACAGTTAGAACAAGATATGGCACCCTTTGGATTTATTGATAATGGAATAGATGACCCAGAGGTAGAAATAGATGAGTATGGAACTAAGTGGACCACAGTGGTTAGAGATTATAATTCAGATTGGTAAATTAATATGAGTAAGATAAGTAATTTAGAAGATGCTATAAAACTTAAAAAAATAAAACAAAAGTATATTAATCAAAAAGAAAAACTTGAATTGAATATACTTATGTTACAAAGAGAGTTAGAAGTTATAGAACAACAGTTAGAAGAATGTAATGTTTCTGATTGGCATGAAAAACCACCAATGAGTACAGGTGATATTAAACAGATATATGAAAAATTTATGAAAGAAGATTATGGAAAAAAAGATTATGACTAAAGAAATGTTGGGTCTAGTAAATCGTTTTCAATCTTAATTAAACAGTTAGAACATACTATCTTAGATGAATCCATAAGTCTTTTCACAGTTTTTCTACTGGTATCATTCATGCCTACTCTTTTAATAGTCTTACGAATCTCTTTATCATGAGGATAAAATCTTAAACAAGCTATTTCAGGTTCACCACAATGTATACATTTGGTATTTACTAAATATTGATTCAAAGAAGAAACTCTTTTATGATAGTTCCTTTTTGTAACTTCTTTAATAGTTTCTTTGTACTTTTTGTAATGATTACTTGACATAATACTATTTATATGTTCAGCAACATATAAAAACAAATTCTAGAATATAATTTTTTTATAAATATAATCAAAGAACATAAAGAATAAACTTTATGGTTAATAGGAGTAAGTCAATGGCGTTTTTAGTATCACCAGGCGTACAAGTCAATGAAATCGATTTAACCAATGTTGTACCTGCCGTTGCAACGAGTATTGGTGCAATTGCTGGAGCTTTCGAGAAAGGCCCAGTATCAACAATTGTTAATATCTCTAGTGAAGAAGAACTAGTAGAGATATTTGGTAAACCAACTACAACTGGTAATCAATTCGAAACATTTTTTAGTGCCGCAACTTTTTTAAAATATACAGATTCATTAAAGGTAGTCAGAGTAGAGAGTGGCATATTAAATGCTGGAGCAAACTCTGGTATCTTAATTAGAGATGATGACCACTACGAAGCAAGTTTTGCTAATGGAGAAGGTTCTCATGGAGAATGGGCTGCAAGAACAGCAGGAACACATGGTAACTCATTAAGAGTTGAAATATGTCCAAGTGCAACTGCATACGAACAAGATTTAAGTACAAACAACTTAGTTAATGGTGCAGGTGCAGTTGGCGATGCAACTATAACTGTTGATGACGCTGATGCTTCAGGTTTTGCATTTAATGTAGGTGATTTAGTATCATTCTATTCAGATACTTCTAACCTTGTATCTGTTGATGATTTCAATGAATATGAGGTAGTATCAATTTCAGGTAATGTATTAACAATCAGATTAAAAGATGACCCTAATAGTGCTGGTCTACAAAATATAATACCAGATGATTCAAAAATTAAAAGACGCTGGAAATATGCTGACTTATTTACAGGAGCTCCAGGCACATCAGACTATAATACAAATAATGGTCGTGGTGCTGGTGATGAACTACATGTAGTTGTTGCTGATGCTGATGGTAAAATAACAGGATACGATACAGATACAGCAGGAAACAGAACAAGGGCAGTTATCGAAACATTCGGTTTCATGTCTAAGAACTCATCTGCTAAATCACCACAAGGTGATAGTATCTATTATCCAAATGTAATTTTTGCAAAATCTCAATTCATTTTTTGGACAGACCATATATCTGCTGGTAGTAACTGGGGAACAGATACTGCAACAGCTTATACAAGTGTCATACCAACAACGATTGATACTCTAACAGGTGGAACAGATGACTTTTCTACTACTGCTGGAGAGATTGAACTTGCATATGACAAATTTAAAGATACAGAATCAGAAGATATCAATTTAGTTATCGGTGGTTCATCTAGTTTAGTTGCTGATACTGCAGCTGCACATGATACTCATGTTACAATGATTACAGATTTAGTAGAAACTAGAAAAGATTGTGTGGGATTTGTTTCACCATATCGTTCTGCTACAGTTGGTGTTACAACATCATCTAAACAGGCAAGTAATGTAAGAGTTGCTGCTGATTTATGTCCTAGTTCATCTTACATGGTATTCGATAGTGGATATATGTACATGTATGACAAGTACAATGATGTTTATAGATTCGTACCTCTAAATGGTTCAACTGCTGGATTATGTGCAAACACAGATAATGTTGCTGATGCATGGTTTAGTCCTGCTGGATTTAACAGAGGAACAGTTAGAGGTGCAATTAAATTGTCCTTTAACCCTGACAAAGCTGATAGAGATGTTCTTTATCAAGCAAGAGTTAACCCAGTCGTTAACTTCCCAGGCCAAGGTGTAACTTTATTTGGTGATAAAACTGCTCAAACTAAACCAAGTGCTTTTGACAGAATTAATGTTAGAAGATTATTCTTAGTATTAGAAAAAGCAATTGCTACTGCAGCTAAGTTTCAACTCTTTGAATTCAACGATGAATTTACAAGAGCTCAATTTAGAAGCTTAATTGAACCTTTCCTAAGAGATGTTCAAGGTCGTAGAGGTATCACAGACTTCTCAGTGAAGTGTGATGCAACAAACAATACAGGAAGTGTTATTGATAGAAACGAATTTATTGCAGATATATTTGTAAAACCTGCTCGTTCTATTAACTTCATTACATTAAACTTTATTGCTACTCGTACTGGTGTTGCGTTTAGTGAAGTGGGGGGTTAATCATGGCACAGATAGATGACTTTAAATCAAACTTATTAGGTGGTGGTGCAAGAAGCAACCAATTTCGTGTAACTATTACACCGCCTGCTGGAATTGCAATTGGACTAGATGTTAGAAGAACTTCATTTCTATGTAAAGCTTCTAAATTACCTGCTGTTTCTTTAGGTGTTGTTCCATTAAAATATAGAGGAAGAACTATTAATATTGCTGGAGATAGAGAAGCTGCTGGTACATGGACTACTACATTTTATAATGATACAGACTTCATGATTAGAACTGCTCTTGAAAGATGGAACAATGGAATAAATGACTTTGCAGAAAATACAGGAGTTACAAATACATCTGATTATACAACTGACTTAACTGTTGAACAATTAGATAGAGATGGTACTGTTTTAAAGAGTTATATATTTAAAAACTCATGGCCATCTGAAATTGCTGAAATTTCATTATCATCAGCTGATGAAACAACGATTGAAGAATTTGAATGTACATGGCAGTATCAACACTTCGAAGCTTCAGGCGTCAACTTCTAAAACAGTCTTTTTTTTCTTTATAAATAAAGGACAATAAAGGAGATTTTATTATGGCAGAACTATTTGGTTTTAAATTTGAGAAAATCAAAGACACCAAAAGTCAAGAAAAATTTACAGCACCAGCTAATGATGACGGCACAGTCGAAATCGCTGGTGGTGGATTTTTTGGTCAAGTATTAGACACAGATGGTAGAGAAAGGTCAGAGGTTGACTTAATTCGTAGATATCGTGAGATATCACAACAACCAGAATGTGATTCAGCAATTGAAGATATAGTCAATGAAGGCATTGTATCTAATGAGCGTGACCAAGCAGTAGCTATTGTTCTTGATAGATTAGAATATACCGAATCAATTAAAAGAAAAATTCGTGCAGAGTTTGATACTGTATTATCACTTTTAGATTTTGATGTAAAAGGACATGACATTTTTAGAAGATGGTATATTGATGGTAGAATTTTTTATCACAAAGTAATTGATAAAAAAAATCCAAAAAATGGTGTCGTTGAAGTACGATACATAGACCCTAGAAAAATTAGAAAAGTAAGACAGGTTAATAAAGATATAAAACCAGGCACTTCTTTAGAGATGATAAAAAGTGTTGATGACTTTTACTTATACAATGACAAAGGATTAAACTCTGGAGCATTGACTGAAGGCATTAAAATTGCAGATGATTCTATTACATATGTACCATCTGGTTTAATTGACCAAAACAAAGGTCACATACTTTCACACTTACACAAAGCAATCAAACCTGTAAATCAATTAAGAATGATTGAAGATTCTGTTGTTATATACAGAATATCTAGAGCTCCTGAAAGAAGAATATTTTATATTGATGTAGGTAATTTACCAAAAATAAAAGCAGAACAATATCTAAAAGATGTTATGAATCGTTATCGTAACAAATTAGTTTATAATGCTAGTACTGGTGAAATACAAGATGATAGAAATCATATGTCAATGTTAGAAGACTTTTGGTTACCTCGTAGAGAGGGTGGTCGTGGAACATCAATTGAAACATTGCCAGGTGGTTCTAACTTAGGTGAAATAGATGATATAAAATATTTCCAAAACAAATTATATCGTTCATTGAATGTACCTATTTCTAGAATGGAAGCTGAAAGTGGATTTAGTTTAGGTCGTGCTAGTGAG